AGGTCGCTCTGCTCTGTCTGCTACTGCTGGCGTGGTAGTGCCTGATGTCTGTGACACTATTGACGATATTGTTGCGGAGGAAAACGCCGACGGCGTAGACAAAAGCGATAGCTGATCTTAGGTTAATTATCCAACTGGTGCTGCTGTTCAAATGAAACTAGGCTCTCTGCTTAAATCTCTCGCTCCCACGGTAGCTTCTGCTGCTGGTGGCCCTATGGCCGGTATGGCAATCAAGATGGTTGCCAGTAAGATCGGCGTCCCAGATGCTGGGGTTGAGCAGATTGAGAAGATACTAGAGACGCAGCCAGAGAAGGCGGTACTCGTAAAGCAAGCAGATACTGACTTCAAAGACCGGATTCGAGAGCTTGAGATTGACCTTGAGTCGTTTAAGACTGAAGTCGAAGACCGAAAGGACGCTAGGCGCGTGTTTGGAAATGACCCAACACCGAAGATATTTGCCGTAATTAGCCTGCTGGGGTTCCTTGCTTATATCTTCATGGTGACCATACAGCCGCCTGATGCTAATGATGATGGGGTAGTAAACCTCGTATTGGGGTACCTCGGAGGACTGGTTTCGGGTATTTCAGCCTATTTCTTCGGCGGGTCTAATGGCAAGAAGTGATATGGAAAAGCTGGTTGCAATGCTCAAGCGCCACGAGGGCGAAGTGGTTACCAATGGCCGTCATGTGGCATATAAGTGCCCTGAGGGATACTGGACGCTGGGTATTGGGCGTAATATTGACCCAGAAAACGGCATTGGGCTGTCTGACGAGGAAGTTAATTTCCTGCTAGAAAACGATATAGCCCGCGTAATCAAGGAGTTAGCTGCAGAATACCTGTGGTTTAACGACTTAGATGATGTCCGAAAAGATGCTATGATCGATATTGCCTTTAACCTCGGAGCAACGCGCCTGAAAGGGTTTAGAAAGGCACTGGCTGCTATGGAAGTGGCCGATTATGCAACTGCTGCAACTGAGTTTTTAGATTCTCGCTGGGCAAAACAGGTCGGTGGTCGGGCTTTAGAGCTTACAGACATGATTGCAACCGGCGAATACGTGGAATGATGCGATGGCCTATTTCAGATTGGCGTTGGCGCCCGGTATCGACAAACAGAACACTGAGTACGGTGCCGAAGGCGGCTGGACCGATTGCGACAACGTGCGTTTCCGTTACGGACTGCCCGAGAAAATAGGCGGTTGGGAAGAGTTTACTGACACCACATCAAACTACCTTGTAGGCCGACCCTCTGACATATTTACTTGGACGAGCTTGACTGGCATTCCGTATGTCATGGTTGGCACGCACAAGAAGCTCTACATCAACACAGGTGGCGCATGGTATGACGTGACACCTATTCGAGTCACCACTGCAGCTGGGGACGTTACTTTCTCAGCATCTGCAGGCTCTGCAATCATCACGGTCACTGACGCTTCTCACGGTGCCTTTGAGGGCGATTTTGTCACTTTCTCCGGTGCAGTATCTCTTGGTGGCCAGATCACTGCTGATATCCTGAACAGCGAGTACGAGATTACTGAAATCTTGACCGCAGACACTTATACTATTACTGCCCCAGTCAATGCGGATGGGTCAGATACAGGTAATGGCGGTGCTTCTGTTGTGGGTGAGTATCAGATCAATACCGGCTCTGACATCAGCTTTTTCGACTTTGGCTGGGGCACTGGTACTTGGGGCGCTTCTACATGGGGCACACCCAGATCAGGCGTCACAGGAATCAGCCTTTCTGCACGGGTATGGCAGTTTGATAACTTCGGTGAAGATGTTATCTGTCAGCTGCAGGACGGCAAGACTTTCCGCTGGGATTTAAGTGCAGGCGTCAGCAGTCGCGCTTTTCAGGTCACCAACGCCCCGACAAAAAGCAAATTTGCCTTGGTTTCTACACCAGACAGGCATCTAGTCCTTTTTGGCACGGAGACCACTATAGGCGACTCTTCAACTCAGGACCCGATGTTTGTCCGATTCTCGGACCAAGAAGACATCAACACCTTTGTTGAAAGTGCGACCAACACCGCTGGCGGCCAGCGTCTTACTGACGGTAATGAGATCGTGACGGCTATCAGATCGCGTGGTCAGATACTGATAATCACCGACACGTCACTGCATGGTATGCAGTTTATCGGACCTCCGTATACCTTTGGATTTAATCAGCTGGGCGCCAACTGTGGATGCTCTGGGCCACATGCTGCCATTGACGTGAACGGCGTGGCTTTCTGGATGGGCATAGAGGCTTTTTACGTGTTCGACGGTACGGTCAAGAAGTTACCGTCTACCGTGCAGGACTACGTGTATGAGGACATCAATCTTATTCAGAAGAACAAAATATATGCCGGTCTGAACAGTCAGTTCAACGAGGTGACGTGGTTCTACTGCAGTAAGGAAAGTGACTACATAAACCGCTGCGTGACCTATAACTATGTCGAGAACACGTGGGCCATTGGCACGCTATCCCGCACCGCATGGCGCGATTACGGTGCCTTTGACCAGCCTTTTGGCGCTGACTACGACCCAAATGGCACAGAAAGCACGATCACCACTATCTACGGCCTGACGGCAGGCCGATCTCAGGTTTACCAGCATGAGAAAGGTATCAACGCCGATGGTGAGCCTTTGTCCGCGTTTATCACGTCAGGCTACTTTGACATAGGAGACGGGGATAACATGATGTTGATGCGGAAGTTCATACCGGACTTCAAGGACCAACAGGGTGACCTGACGGTAAATCTTTTCCTGCGGGCCTATCCGCAAGCATCGGCGACCAACAGCTCGCTAGACCCTTACACTATTTCACCTACAACAGAGAAAGTAGACACCCGAGCGCGTGGGCGGCAGATATCGCTTAAAATTACCAGCGACGAGCTTAACACCGACTGGCGTTACGGCACGCTGCGCGTGGATATCCAGCCGGATGGCCTCAGATGAGCAAAATTACCAATGTTCGTCTGCCCAACGCGGCTACAGGCGAATACAATCCTGAGCAGTTCAACCAGCTGGTCAGATCGCTGGAGCAGATTGTGTTTCAGCTCAACAACACTTACACGCCAATTACGAGCGAGAACTCACTGGCGGCAATCTCTTGGTTCGAGAGCAGAGGAGGAGAGGAAGACGTGACAGGACCAACCCCAGTATACCCTTCCGGTCCCGCCGCTGATGCTTTTGGCCGTGCCAGAGTAAGCTCTCCTTTTACGCTATTCGACAGCCAGAGCCGTTATCAGGACTCGGGTAACTTTGACACGTCCACCAGTGGTGGCGGCTCAACGACCTATGACGCTAATGCAAGCACCACGGAGCTTGATGTCGGCACCGCCTCCGGTGACGAAGTAATCCGTCAGACCAAGCGCGTTTTCCCATATCAGCCCGGTAAAAGCTTGCTGGTAATGAACACCTTTGTGTTTGATGCGGCCAAGACCAACCTCAGGCAGCGGGTAGGCTATTTTTCTAGCGAAAACGGTGTATTTCTTGAGCAGGACGACGATACGGTTTATCTGGTGATGCGGACCTACACTTCTGGCTCTGCAGTAGACACGAGAGTAGCCCAGTCCAGCTGGAACGGTGATACCTTTGACGGTAATGGCGCCAGCGAGATTACGCTGGACCTGACCAAATCACAGATACTGTGGCAGGATTTTGAGTGGCTTGGCGTTGGTTCAGTGCGCTGTGGCTTCGTGATCAATGGCCAGCTTATCGTGGCGCATACGTTTCATAACGCTAACGTCAATGCCAGCGTCTACATGACCACGGCTATCTTGCCTATTCGATACGAGATCACCAACACCGACACCGTGGCCTCTAGCTCACAGCTGAAGCAGATATGCTCTTCGGTTGTATCCGAGGGAGGCTACCAGTCAAGAGTTGCCAAGGGCTGTGCCCGAATGACCACTGACACCAGTGTCGGCACGAGTTTCGAGCCTCTGGTCACCATACGACTGGCTTCTGACCGTCTTGACGCGGTGGTTTTACCTGCAGGATTGCCTGTGCTGCCTAGTGGCACCAACCCAGACGACTATGAGATTGCCCTGATACGCAATGCCACGTTGACTGGGGCGTCCTACAACACCACCGACTTTGCCAACGTGGACTATGACACAAGCGCCACGGCCCTTTCTGGTGGTGAAATCTTGAATGTGCAGTACCTGAGCGGCACCAATCAAAGTGCCTCAGGCATTGGCCTGACTTTTGATTACAACTTTGATCTGCAGCTGGGCAGGACAATCGCCGGAACTAGCGATACACTGACCCTTGCAGCCCGCGTATTTGCTGGCAATAACGACATCATCGGCACTTTTGAGTTCTACGACCTGACATGAGCAACCGTTACCTACATCAGGACCTTATTCCGAATGCGGCGACTGAGACGACGATATACACCGTCCCAGCTGCTACGACGGCGGTTTTACGGTCCCTACGGGTCACCAATGCCAACACAGGCGCTACAAACGTCTCTGTGACGCAGTACAACTCAGATGCGCTGGCAACAACTAATTACCTGCTGAAGAGTAAAAACTTAGCAGCAAACGCCACTACCGACGTATTTAACGGTGTGCCTTGTGTTCTGGAAGCTGGGGATGTGTTAAAAGTTACCTCTACAGCCGCTACAGTACACTTTTATCTGTCCTACCTTGAGGTGGACAGAAACTAACAATTTCTTGATAATTGCAGTACTTACACGTCTTCCCGGCGTGCAGCCCTATGAGGCTACCTAAAACATAAAGGATAGGACATGGCTGAAGCGATGCCGGGAATGGCGGGACTCCCTCCCCAAGCCGCCGCACAGGCCCCTGCTGGGCCTGCTGAAATGACACCAGAGAACCTTGCTGTATTTGAACAAATGCGGCAGGAAATCCCTCCGTCTGAGTTTTCCGAAGACCTTCTAAGCACGGCAGCAGAAGCTGATCCGATGGCTGTGGCCGAGTTCAAGGCCGAGCTGCGTGGTCTAGACCTGCCTCCAGAGGCTTTGGATGTGTTGAATCAGATGGTAGACGAGATTCTGGCGTCTCCTGAGCGATACCCAGAGATTCGTGAGAAGTATTTAGCGCAGGATATTCCTGAGGAAATGCTTCCTCCTACCTTTGACCCTGAGTTCTTCGGCGCTTTGAATCTTGCAGTAGACGAGATTCGCGCCACTGGAGGCGGTGAGCTGCCTCCTCAAGGTTTTGCTAACGGTGGCCTAGCTACCCTGAAGCCTATGGCAGCTGCTATGGCGCAACAGGGACGTTACGGTGACACCATGCTTGCCCATATCTCGCCCCGTGAAGCGCGAATCCTGCGCCAGATGGGCGGTAGCGGCACGATCAACCCTAACACTGGCCTGCCTGAGTTCTTTCTCAAGGGGCTTTTCAAAGGCATCAAGAAGGGTCTGTCTAAAGTAGCGCGAGCGGCTAAGAAGTTTGTGCGGTCCAAGGTCGGTCGTATTGTCACCACTTTGGCACTGGCCTTTGTCCTCGGACCAGCTGCAGCCAGTGCCATAGGTGTTACTTCTACGGCCGGTGTTGCAGCAATATCAGGCTTTGTCGGCAGTGCAGGGTCCACGGCCCTTGCTGGTGGTGACCTGAAAGAATCGCTCAAGGCTGGTGCTATAGGCGGTCTTATCGGTGGTGCTGGCGCTGGTGTCTTTGGTGGCGCAGAAGCGTTCCAAGCAGGTAGCTACACTGGGCCAACCACTATCGCTGGTCAGGTACAGAAGGCTAAGGACTTCTTTACTGGTGGCGGCCAAGAAGCGGCATTGACCGATCCTACACAGGCAGCTGCTGAGACCGTAACTGAAGTGCAGGAAGCAGCTGCTACAGGCATGCCTGCCGATCCTTTTGCTGCCACTCAAGCAGGCACTGCTGCGCCTATGCAGGCCCCTGCAGGTATCGAAACCGTAATGCCTTCCGATCCTTTTGCTGCTGGTCCGACAGGACTACCTGCTTCAGCACCGCCCGCCACAGGCGCTCCTGCAGCTTCTGTTCCTACGGTTTCTGGCACTACTGTCACTGCAACTCCTCAAACGCCGGGCTTTTTTGAAAGCGTTAAAGACGCCTTTGTTGATGTAGGTGCGGGGGACAGAGGTTTCACAGAAAGCCTTAAAGATGCTTTTCTTCCCGGTAAAGGGCCAAGCTTTACAGAAGTCTTAGAAAGTAAAGGTATTGATCCTTTTACCGCTACCACTGCTCAACAGGAAGCAGCAAAACAAGTAGCTCTTGAAGCGGCGCCCGGTTTAGTCCGACGATACGCTCCTCTCGCTGCCACTGGCTTGGGTGTCATGGGCCTTACAGGTGGGTTTAAGGCAGAAGAGCCGCAAATACCTGAAGGCTTTGAGGGCATCATGGGCACGCCGGGCATGGACCTGTTACGTCAGTATCCTGAGCTATATGGCCTGCGGTTCGGTGGTGTGCAGCCAATGTCCACGACCAGCCCATATCAGACCTACACGCCACGTCCTGTGGGCGCTGCAAAGGGCGGCAGTATGGACCGCAGCAAGTTTCCACGTAAGAACGGGGCGATTAACGGTCCCGGCACCGAGACATCTGACGACATCCCAGCAATGCTGAGTGATGGTGAGTTTGTCTTCACCGCCCGCGCTGTACGTGGCATGGGCGACGGATCACGGCGCAAAGGCGCCAAGCGCATGTACGCAATGATGAAGAAATTAGAGGGCAGAGCCAATGGTTGATGAAACTATCTCCACGCAAATAGTGCGGGAGGCGCCCGAGGTCGAGGCGTATAAGCTCGGTCTCATTCAAGAAGCACAGCGTCTCTACAACCAGCCGATGTTCCTGCCTGCCACAGAGGCCGCAGGACTTTCTGGTACTGAGCTGCAGGCGATTGATTTTGCCAAGCAAGGTATAGGCGCATTTGAGCCGTATATCCAAGCTGGCTCTCAGGGTTTGACTCAGGGCATGGACCTTGCCCAGCGTGGTGCTTTGGCCGCTGGAGCTATCCAGACTGCGCCACAGTATCAGGCCGCTCAAAGGATGCTAGGACGCGCTGTCCCTGTATTGGGCCAAGGCATAGGCGGTATTTTGGGTTCTGCTCAGGCGTATGACCCGACCAGTGCAGCTGCCTTTATGAACCCTTACCAGCAGGCAGTCACTCAGAACGCTCTCAGAGAGATGCGCCGTCAGGCAGATATCGCGGGCCAAGGGCAGGCAGCTCAGGCCGTGGCAGCCGGTGCCTTTGGTGGCACTCGAGAAGGCGTCCAGAGGGCCGAGACGGAGCGTGGCGTTCAGGACCTGATGCAGCAGCGTATCATGCAGGATTACGCTCAGAACTACTTACAAGCGCAGCAGGCAGCACAGGCAGCCTTCGAGGCGCAACAGGGCCGTCAACTGGCCGGTGGACAGGCCCTTGGTCAGGCAGGCATGCAGTTTGCCAATCTGGCGCAGGGTATTGGTGGTTTGACCGCCCAGCAAGTGGCCGGAGACATCTCCAAAGCACAGGCTCTTGGCAGCCTTGGCTCACAGATGGGTGCCTTGGGTACACAATATGGCGCCTTGGGCCAAGCGACACAGCAACTCGGCGCTGCTGACGTAGGCTTACTGGCTGGTCTTGGTGGTCTCGAGCGACAAATCGAGCAGGCTCAGATCGACGCGATCCGACAGACTCAACTGCAGGAGGCTATGGCGCCTTATCAGCAGCTGGGCTTTGTGTCCGATATTTATCGCGGCGCTCCAACGACTTCTATGGCTTTGACCTCTCAGACCGCACCAACTGCCAGCCCGCTGCAGACCGCAGTAGGTTTGGGCGTAGGCACGCTGGCAACCGCAGCAGGCGCAAAGACAGCCGGACTTTTCTAGGTGGATAAAATGGCGAAAGAGCAAAAAGTGAAAGACGACGAGATTGAAAACGTCGGCATCATGCAGGGCTTCATGGATGACATTGAAGAGCTGATGGAAGAGATCGCCGAGGCCGAGATGTCTGGTGGTGGCGAAGATCAAGACATGGCCAAGCTGATGGACCGTCGTCCTGATTCACCTGAGGTCTTAATGAATAACCTGCGCGGTGATTACCGCTCGGTCGATGCCAGACGCGAAGAGCTGGCTGATCTGGTAGGCATGAGCGCAGCAGTAGAAACACCTGATGATGTGTTGGCTCTCCTACAGCCTGTATTAGCACAGCAAGGGATCGAAGCACTAACACCATCGTCGTCACTCCCCTTTGGAACGATGGCTCCAGCCGCCGCTATGCCTCCACCTCCCATGGAAATGGCTGCAGCTGGACTTCCAGCGCCCCCGGTTGAGCCGGGCGGCGTTGGCTCTTTACCTATGGGTATGGCTGAGGGCGGCATTGTTCAAAATTTTCAAGACGGTAGCGGTGAGGCGGGCGTTACCCCAGCAATGACATTCTCGCCTGAAGTAGCTGCAGAAGCGGATAGAAGGATTCTTGATCTTCTAGCGCAGCAGCCTGTAGCTGTTCCTGATCTTATGGCAAGGACCCAAGAGCTTACGCCGCAATATGCAGACATTCTCGGAACTGCTGACAAGGACGCGATCCGCGCACAGATGTTGTTCGACATAGGTCAGGCGGCTCTGGGCTTTGCCGGTAACGTAGGACCTCAGGGCCAAGCATTGCGCGGCTCTATGGCTGCACGTCTGGCTCAAGCGACAAGCGCCCTGCCCGGTCAGATAGGCGCACGTACTGCTGAGTTACGAAAAGGAGAGCAAGCAGCACGGCTCGCGGCTCTTCAAGGCGCACAAGCGGAAAGAAGCGCGGCCATGGAATCAAACATAAAGCTTAGTGAGCGTCAGCTGGATTTGCTGGAGGAAATAGCAAAGAGCAGCAGACCCGGCAAGCTTAGTGCGTATGAAGAAAAGATTCAGGACCTGATTACCACTTTTCAACTGCCTAGAGAGGAGGCTGTGCGGATAGTCAATGAGCAGGTCAGACTTGAGCCTAATTCAGGCAACCTTATTATTCGTGACCCCATAACTGGGGAAGCTGAAGTGGTTGAAGTTGGGTTCCCAGAACCTCCAACTGATCCAACCAGACCACCTGAAGTTGATCCTAAAGACCTGTCTTTTGATGTTGGAACAGGAACGGGCCTTTTTGCAGGTCTCAGAAACGTGTACAGCAGTACATTAGGACAACTTCCTTTCTTGCCTGCAGCACTTGAGACGGAAGAGGCTGCACAAAGACTACGTTTCTTGGAAAGAGATGCAATCTCTTCTCTTGCCACAACCACTCGCCCATCTGTGGTGGAACAGGCACGTATTCTAGCCACTATTCCTCAGGCGCTTGATTTCAGTCAAAACCCTGAAATCGCTCAAGAGAGTTTAGCTAATTTCGTAGACCTGATGGGTCAGGTCTATGTTGATGATGTTAAATACAGCAATGATATTTCAAATCCCAAAGCAGAGCGCGACAAGTCTGCGGCTAGATCAAGAGCCGTGCAGCGCACGATTAATTCATTGTTGCGTGAGGACGCTTCTAAGCTCTACTTCGATACGATTAACAATGTTGTAACCGCAGATGCTGGCGAGTTTGGTGACATGACACGAGAGCAATTGCTCGAGGTTAACGTGGCTGACCTAAGCGGGGACGCCCTTGCCGACTACATAGTCGCAGTACAAAAGTTTCAATAGGTAAAAAAGATGGACGAAGAAGAGAACGGCGCCACTTCAGAAGAACAGCGTAATCGTGCGTTAGCTCTGCAGCTTCAACTGTCTCTTCAAGAACAGGCTGAAGAGACAACTGCGCCTGATCCATACGAAGGACTAGAGGACCGAGTGCCTTCAGCAGTACGAAGGTTTGATGAGTTTCTGGCGGCAAATATTCCCGGTGCTCGAGCAGCAGGTGAGTTTGCTGCGGAAACATTGGATACCTTAGTTCTGGACTACCTCCCAAAAGACTGGAAAAACAAACTGGCTGAGTATGGCGTTGGTTTTCCTGCAGGCGCTGGTATGGAAGGCAAAGGAGGAGCCGCTGCAAGGGCTTTGGGCATGGCCCTTCCATTTGCTGTAGGCATACCATACGCTGGTCAACGTGTTGCACAACAAACTCTCGCCACAATGGCCAGACCTTCCGCCGCTGTAAGGAGCGTGCCCGTTCCTACTGGTGCCACCATATCTGGCGGTGTTCAGGGAGGCAGAACGGGTATGACCCGAGAAATGTTGTCTGAAATAGGTGAGACAGCAGCAAGAAATCCTGCCGCGTTCCTTGGGATTGAATCTGCAGCTGCAACCGCCGCAGGCGTAGCGGGCGAAAGCGTAAGGACATCTGAAAGCATCTCTCCCGAGTATCGACCCTTTGTCCAAGTAGGCACTGAAATCCTAGTGGGTGGCGGCGTCGGTGCCCTTCCTGTTGTAATCCCAAAAAGCCACCGCGCTCTGGTTGATGCTATTAAAACCAACATTTTGCCTATGACCAGAGAGGGGTCTGGTATTCGAGCAGCAAGGCAAATG